GTCCATTCCGTATTGCATTGCAGTTAGTTGGAATTTCTCGCCCCCAACACCAATGCCGAAACCGCCCCCGAGAACCGTTTGCTTTCCTAGCTGGCGCTTTGCGGCGGCTTCTTTGTCGCCGAGTTTATAAAGCCGATAAATTTCTTTAGGGTCTTCGCCGTAAATGAGACCGGCCATTTCACAGTACAAATCTCGGCCTTGAATAATCTGTTCAAGTCCGGTCTTTTCGTCGGCAAGCCAGAACAGAACGCGGACTTCAATCGTTGCGAAGTCACCGACCTCAAGTGTCGTGCCACGGCCCGCAACGATACAGCCGCGCAAAGCCGCCGCGAAAAGTTCCATTGGCTTTGGAAACAGGGCTTCAATCGCGTGGCGGTCGCCCGCCCGCATCAAAGCAATCCCGGCTTCCACGTCGCTCGCCGTAATGCCACTGTCTTTAAGCGAGGGCGAAGAAAGAGACGGCAGGTTCTGGGGCTGAACGCCCGCGCCGGAATCGCGGCCCGTGTGTGCTCCGAACCATAGAAGGGTGTCGCGTGCCCGACCGTCAGAGCGAGAGCGCAAGTCAAAGGCCGCGTACTTGGCCGTGCTAGAGCGTGAAATCAAATCCCGAATTACAAGAAGTTCGCGCCCTGCATTCCCGTCGTCTTTGGTGTTGGCCAGGTACTCTTGAACGGTTTTGGCCTTCAAGTCTTCGAGTTCTACGCCTTCACGTCGTATGTATTTTAATACAGCATCGCGTTGACGGGCACTCGAAAGCTTTCCACCCGTTAGTTTGCGGGTCATACCGTCAAGTCTGTTGGTCTCGACTTCGATAAGCTTTAGCGCGTTGGTCACTAGCTTGCGGTCAACGGCGAAACCGCGCATGTTCATTTTCTGGTTCACAACCCAGAACTTCCGTTCCTTCGGATGCAGTTCAGGAAGCTTTAGGAACAACTCGACTTCAGTGTCAGTGTCTTGAACGCAGTAGGCGAACAGCTTGGCAAGCCTTTCGGGGTCTTGGTTGCGCGTGGAAGGGTTCTTCTTTGTAGCCTTCCTTGGCATACAAAGTTCCCGAATCAATTTCTTACCTTCGGGGTTCTTCTGAACCTTCAAGTTCAGAGCCGCCCCAGCCCCTTCTAAATTGCCGGGTATCCCAATGCTTCTTGCGCCCGCAGCGGTGCAGTGCCAACGTTCGATAGGGATCGAACGGAGTTCAGGCTTTGAAGGCATGTACTTCGGCCCAAAGACGTTCCGCGTAATCACTTGCTCAAAGAAGGCATTGTGGGCGACCAACTGAATCGATGGGTCTCGAAAAGACCTTAGCAGGTCAGCGAAGTTTGAATTCGGAAGCGAGGGCGCCCAGAGTTGCGTCTTAGCCTTTCGAAGGGTTTCTCGTGTTCCAATCCGGTAAGCGGCGCAAAGGATTTCAGTTGAGGGATGCGCGCTGTACTCATAAGCCCCGCAAAGTTTGATAGGGGCTTCGCTGAAAGTCTCGTAATCAATGATTGCGAAAAGCTTACTCATTCGTCTTTTTTACTATGCCGTTCAAATGCTTCGGCCAGGGCCTTGTCGCCGCGAGAAGCCGCGCGGCAGAGTGCCCAAACCGTTAGCGCACAAAACAGGATTACGCCAGTTGCGATAATCATTGAACGGGTACCGGGGCCGAAGGCGAGGGTAACGGGCTTGGAACCGTCTCGCCAAGGTATTCGACATGGTAGAAGCCTTTGATTTCTTCGGGCGAGAGAACCGGGAAATAAGCATGACCGGTCTTCTTGGCCAGCAAAAAGAAATCCCGCTCCGGCGCGTCGTCAGCGCACCCGGTAGAAAGAAACAGAAGGATGAAACAACCGACCATGGCAAAGAAAAGCAACGCGCCTTTTAGCAAATCGTTCATAGAGGCAAGCTTTCTTGGACAGCGATTTCTTCGGCTTTAATTTCTGGCAATGGTGTTGCCAGCGTTGCATAAAGCCGGTCCACGATTGCTTCGGCTTTATCGCTATGGAACAAGCCAGCCTTTTCGGGTGAAGTCCAACACATAGAAGCTTCACCGATTGCTTCGCCAAGTAAAGTCTTCAGTTCTCTATTGCGCTTCTGAATCACGTCCGGGCTGTTTTCAGTAAGAACGGTTTCAACCCCAGTCTCGACTCCCTTGGAAAGATTCGTTGAAGTCTTGAAACCGATATTGAAGCCAGCGTTAACACCAGAGATGAAACCGCCGATCCAACCCTGGCGGATGTTGGGCCAGCGATTGCTCATGGCCAAGGGGTGCCCCTTCAACTCCATATGCTTTACGATGCTTTCGGCTTGTTCTTTGGCCCACTTGAAAAGCATCTTGTTCGTTGCTTTTTGCTTCTCGGCGGCTCTCTCGATTTCTTCTTCAGTATGCATAAAACTTTCCTTTAAAAGAAAGGGGCCAGTCGCGCATGTGACCGGCCCCTTTTTGCCTAAGCGTCGCGAGACGGCCCAGGACTTTTTCTTACCAGTCTTCGCCTTCGTCAGAGCCGCCTTGTTCGTCGTCCATCTCTTGCACGCCTTCGTCAGCCATTTCAATTTCTTCAAAGCCGCCGAAGCGTTCACCGTCGCGGACCTTGGTGATTTGGCTGAGGTAAAGCTTTACGCCGTTCTTCTTGGCGAAAATGTAAGGCTTCACTTGAATGACAGCGCGGCAATAGCAACCCGCGTATAGCGTCTGTTCAGAAGGCTGTTCACCGTTGGCGCACACAAGACGCGGCGGGTACTTTTCGCCAGTCTTGGCCACGGCAATAATCTTACCCTCGTAGCCTTCATAGATTTCACCAGAGCGATTCGACTTGTGCTCTTCGCCCTTGGTGAAGGTTGGGTAGTCCATCTTGGGCCATTTCTTAGGGTCTGGTCCCCAAAAATCCTTCTTGGCGTTAGAGATTGCAGCGGCCAGGGTCAAACCCTTGCCTTTGAGGCCGACAGGCAACTCCGCCTTGATTGCGTCCATAGAATCGAAAATCATGGTCGCTTTAAACTCTGGCTTACCTTCCTGACCTGTTTGCGGGTCTTTGTAAGCTTTTGCTTGAAACAGAGCGGGGAAGGAAAGGCGGAACATCGGAGTAATTGCAAGGTGACGTTCGCGCTTGAAGACGAATCTTTGTGCCATTTGGTTTCCTTTTTGCGAGTTAGATGTTTAGGTCAGAAATCGTTTTCTTCGGCTTCAACCGAAAAGTCAATCGAACTTACGACGGCTTCGGGTCTTTTATCCTTGAGTGAAACAAGCGAGTACCCCGAAGACTTGTTGTCAGTGTATTCTTCAGTAAAGCTTTTTCCGTCTTTACCAATCGCCTTCTCAAGCTGTGCTGGCGAAAGAAGTTCTGGTTTGGTGAAAGCTTTGTGACCGAAACGTTCTTCAGCTTTTTCTTCAGCGTCTGGTAACCAATACCTAACGCTTCGCTTCTCAACTAGCTTACGGCCCGGAACTTTCTCGCCGCTTGCTGCCATTTGAAAAGCCGCAGCGCGTACCTTCCCGATCCAAACGTCAAGCAAGTCACACGCGTCCAAAACCTTCCCAATAGTCTCGGGAGTCAACGCGCGAACATCAGGAAGCTTTGCTTCTTCCACGCCCTCTTCAACAGAGAACTCAATTCCTACTTCCGCCATTTTCATTTTGGAAATAGCAGGACAGAAGCTTGCGGCGGGGCACCAACGACACCAGTTCTCGCCTGAATCGGCGGGGGCTGGTGTTGGCTGAAGGTTAGGTTTGCTTGCAGCAACGACGGCGGCCTTGACCTTCTTCTCGAAGTCTCGAAGCGCCTTAAGATTCACCTTCGCTTCGGTCAAAGGGTCTTCGTCTTCGCGCCAAACTCGCGGCTGAATAATGGCAAGCTTTATGTGCGAGAACTCGTAATTGTATTTCGCCGCAATCCCGCTTGCGTAGTACATCAATTGCGAATTGGGTTCTTTGGTGTCTTCGTCGTAAGGAAGCACGGGGACGCCAGCACCATACTTGAAATCTATAATCGTTAGCTCGCCCCATTCGTCAACCCAAGCGTAGTCGAGTGTTCCGAACAGGCCTGGGCTAATGTGTTTCAGCACGACACGCGTTTCAACGAGAAGAAAGGCCGTTGGGGAAGGCTTCAGCTTGAAGACCGTCTCCGCCGATTTAACAGCGTGCTCAACCATGTCGGCTGGCCATTTTTTCAGGGCTTCGGCCTTGCCATGGTCTTTAGATCCAAACCGCTTTACGATGAACTCCATACACTCATGCGCACGAGTTCCTTCAGCGGCGTAAGGGCTTTCCTTTTCCGGCGGGGCCTTCTTTGACAGTTCCACGCTTGCCGCGCAATTGAGCCAGCGATGGGAACTTGAAGCGGCGAAGTGCGAGTGCTTACGCTTTGAGTGTTGGTTCGGGGGAATAGTTTTCACTTTGGTTTCTTTCTTGGGTTTATTGGAATGATTGTGCTCTGTTCGCCCAAGTACTTGTGCGTGCAATGCGGATAAGTTGAATCGGGCGTACACAAAAAGGCGGTAAAAAATTTAGCCATAAAACTTTCCTTTTGAGCAAAACCCGAGACGGAGGGGATTAGTCTTCGCCTCGGGCTTGCCCATGGTTGCGAACGTCCGCCTTATTTAAGAAGCTTCAAAAGCTTCGGCAGGTCGGCGGGCTTCACAAGGTCAGACCGTGTTGCGAACCTGTTCAGCAACGCAACGGCCTTCTTTTTATCGTGCTTCGCGCTGTAGGACTTAAGCGCGGCCTTCAACTTAGCCAAGTCAGATTCGGAAAGGCTTTCTTCTTCGTCTTCGATTTCTTCTTCAGCTTCTTCAGCTTCTTCGTCTTCGATTTCTTCTTCGTCTTCGGCGGGTGCGTCGTCCGATTCGAGTTCTTCGGTTTCGTCGTCCGCTTCGATTTCTTCTTCGGCTTCTTCAACCTTCTTGGCCTTCTTACCGCGCTTCGCCTTGATGTCCGCAATGGAAATTGGGGAAGTTTCTTCGCCTTCTTCAGTCGCTGCAGCGGAAGCGGCCGGCTTTGGGGCCTTGCCGTAAACAGCGGCGGCTTCTAGCAACTGCTTATTGATTTCGCTTGGTGTTCCTTCGCAGTGAATCGTAACTTTCATTTGTCTTGCCTTTCATTTTTCCGTTTGAATTGTAAGTGCAATTGCTCCAAAGCTTGTCTTTGAATTGCTATTGCTTCTTTCTTTGTTTTGAAACTTCCAAAACAAATCTCTTTGCCGTTTTTCATTAGCCTAACCCTAAAAGAGTTGCCTCTTTTCGTTATCCCTCTGAAACCCGTTTTGTTGTCTTTTCTTAATTTTGAATTGTAATTATTTTCAGCATGGTTTGCCGCTCTTAAATTTTCTATTCGGTTGTCTGCACCGTTCCCATTTATGTGATCAATAATTCTTGGCGGTTCAGTTCTTTTAACCACTAACCAAATCACACGGTGAATGTAGAAATACTTCCCAAAAAATTTAATTTGTTTGTACTGACGGTTTTTACTTCTGTTAAATCCGATTGTTCTCTGACCAACAAAAGTGGGACCGCCGACTTTTTTAAGACGGACCAAGCCGCCATTTCCGCAATATTTAAAGTAGTCTTCAAATCGCTTTTCGGCGCTTTTCAAGCAAAACCTCCATACGTTTGCGGTCAAAGCTGTCCTTCAACACGACGTACTGCACCAACACCGATTGGGTTTGCCCAATTCTATGAATCCGGTCCGATGCTTGGGAGTTTTCCCCGTCTACCCATGAAAATTCGACGAACAGCACACGGGTAGCTTTAGTCAAAGTAAAGCCAACTCCGCAAGCCTGAATGTTACCGATGAACAAACGGCGCTTTGGATTCGTTTGAAACTCTTTCACCATGTCGTGACGCTTGGCCTTGGGCACGTCGCCCGTTATTACAATCGGTTCGTAAGCGGCTAAGGCTTTCTCAAGACCTGCAATGGTCGCCTTGTGAACGGCGAAGACTAGGATGCTTTCCTTTGTTTCGTCCAAGATTGATTCAATGAAAGGAAGCACGTACTTCAATTTGTACTCGCCAAGCAAGCGCAAGTAGGTCGCCAAATGAAGCGCGACGTTGCCCGTTGCCTTGGTAATCTCGCCATGCACCAGGTCTTCGGGCGAATAGTGCGCCAGGATTTTCTTTTCGATTTCAGAGAGAACCGGGCTAATCCCTTCGCCGACCGTAAGCAAGCCTTCCGTCTTGGGGGGCAGGTCTAGGATTTCTTTTCGCATCCGAAGCATGAAAGACTTCCGGGACCGGGCGATAAACTCTTTCCGGTTGGTGAATCCTTCAAAGCGCCAGCCGAATTCATCGCGAAACCCGCCGCAGTACTTAAGCCCGTAGCTGAAGAAGTTCGTTCCGAAAATGGTAGGCGCTGAGTACCGCATGACGGGCCACAGTTCCTTTGCGCGCGAGTTCGGTAGCGGCGTGCCCGACATGTAAACGACGCGCCCGTTGAAGTGGGGAACGATGTTCTTAAAAAGGGCGCGTGACCGCTTCGTTTTCTCGTTCTTGAACCGGTGCGCTTCGTCCACGACTAGAATCGCCCGCTGGCCGCAAGCGCGCACGGCGTCCACAAAAGCTTTAAGAGTTTTCGCCTTGGCAATCATTGAATCGGGAAGCAAGTAAAGCTTCTTCTCGAAACACCATTTGCGGAATTCTTCATTGGTGTTGGTGGTAAGGAACGGCGGGCAAACGTAGAAGGCAGTAAAGCCTTTGTAATAGTTAGCAACCATCGCGGCCACGATTGTTTTTCCAAGCCCTGCGTCCAAGTGGAGGTAAGCGGGTTGCCAGCGTTCAAGATTTTTCAGGACGAACTTGACCGCTTCGATTTGGTGCGGGAGAGGAGTAAGATGTTTCGGCGCCAGCAAGCGGCTTGCGTCCGCTTCGGGCGCAGGCCCGATTGCTTTATTTGCTTTTGGATCGGGATCGCGCGTAGCGGACGCAAGCGTTCCACTACTCTCCCCCCGGACAGATTTTTTCGCAACCATTGGTTTGATTCCTAGTTGCTTTCCGTCCGGGTGTCACCTAATAAATTACCCATGGGAAAATTTAGGGCTTGGGTGAGCGAGAAGGGCGGACCGGCAGTTGTAGGCCGGTTAATGGGGAAATCCCGAACAGCCGTTGAGCATTGGGTACGTGGACACAGTCACCCAAAAACCAAAGACCTTCCTAAACTGATAAAATTGTCTCGCGGTGCGCTAACGCTTGAAGACATCCTGAACACTTCTAAAGTTGGCCGCTGGCCTGAGAAGGCTGAGAAGTAACTGCTTGGGTACTACATTCAAGTTTTCACAGTTACGTGCGTTGCACGACAAAGGCTTTACTTTACTCTGGCTTCGCCCGGGTTCAAAACTTCCTGTCGATAAGGGCTGGACCAAAGCACCAAGACAAGAATTCGACGCCTTCAAAGCTGAGTACCGCAAAGGTTACAACGTCGGGGTCAGACTTGGGAACGTGTCGCGCGTTGGCGGTAAGGTTCTCGCGGTCTTGGACGTCGACGTTAAGGGAAGCGAACCTAGACACCAAGCTGAGGCTAACCAAAAACTTTTTCAATTGTTCCCCCAAGCGAAGTACGGCCCCGTTGTTTTCAGCGGACGCGGGAACGGGTCAGCACACTATTACGTTTTGCTTCCTGAAGCCGTTTCAGGCAACGACAGGAAGGCCGCTTCGTCTGAAATCGTGAAGGTCAAAATGCCTTCGGTGAAGGCGGTCAATAAAACCGAATCGGAAACCCTGACCCCTGACGAAATCGCAGCGGGCATCCGGCTTCGCCCGGCTTGGGAAGTCAGCCTTCTTTGCGAAGGCCGTCAGGTAGTGCTTCCAGGTAGCCTGCATCCTGATTCAGGTCGCACCTACGAATGGGGTAAGGGTCTCGGTCTGGACCGCCTTCAGATGCCAGTTATCGCGCTGGAACAGGCGAAGGGCGCCGCGTTAAGTCGGAAGCCCATCCTTGGACCCCAAGCGCAACCCAGCGCCCCTCCAATCGAGTTTAGGGCCGTCGATCCGAAAGCGCTAGGATTGCGCGACGACCAAGTCGCGGCCCTCGTGGATGGTGTTGGCGTCACTGACCGTTCGGCCTCTCTTTTCTCGCTTTCTATGGCCATGTTGCAGCGGAAGGTTTCAGAGCAAGACATCCTTTCCGTTTTGACGGACCGCGAAAATTATCTCGGCGAAACCGCCTACGACCATGCGAAGACGACTAACCGCCAGGTCGCGGGCCGTTGGCTTATTAACTACACCCTGAAGCGCGCGAAAGAACAGACGCAAGGCGCTGATGAAGTCATTGAGATTGGCCCTGAAGGTGGAGGCGCAAAAAAGCAAGAACGCCAAATCAAAGAGATTAGCGGACCGGGCGCGGAAGCCTTCGCTGAAGCGGGCGATTGGAAAAAGAAGCTTGACCTTCAAATGGGTCCGAAAGATTCGCCGCCGCTACTCCGCGCCACGTTCAACAACTTGAAATTGATTCTGGCCAACACCATTGGAGCGGACTTCTTGCGCCTTGATGAGTTCTCGCAGCGCCAGTTCTGGGCTTCGGACGTTCCTTGGGGGCCATGCGAAGGCCAACAGCGAAGCGGGGGCACCGAAGACGAAATCAAACTGAAGGCGTGGTTCATCGACGTTTGGGGAATCGAAGCAAGCCTTAACATGCTGACCGAGACGCTTTCCTGGTTCGCGGGCCAGAATTCTTTTCACCCAGTGAAGGAATACCTCGACACGCTGGAATGGGATGGGGTCCCTCGCATTGACGACGCCTTTAGGACTTACTTGCGCGCTCACATGCCGCGCACCTACCTGCAAGCCGTCTCGCGCAAGTTCTTCTTGGCTCTGATGGCGCGCATCTTTGAACCGGGTTGCAAGTTTGATCACTTGCCGGTTCTCGAAGGCAGGCAAGGGATTGGGAAATCCACGTTCGGGCGCATTCTAGTTTCTGACAAATGGTTTATGGACGGCTTGCCGGACTTGGCCGACAAAGACGCCGCGCTGAACCTTCAAGGCATTTGGCTTTGCGAGATGTCGGAGTTGAGTTCACTCTATCGTTCGCAGCTTGAAGTTGCCAAGGCTTTCATCACGCGCCAAACGGATAAGGTGCGCCCGCCCTACGGCGCACGTCGCGTTGAGTTCCCGCGTTCAACGGTCTTCGTTGGCACCACCAATGACCGCGACTATTTGGTTGATTCAACGGGCAACCGCCGCTTTTGGCCAGTCGAGATTCATGGCTGTGACTTCCAGGCCTTGATTCGGGACCGTGAGCAGCTACTGGCCGAAGCGCATTGGTGTTACCTGACAGAGATGGAACCGCTTTACTTGAAAGGCGCCGCACTTAAGGCCGCTGAAGAGATTCAGGAAAGCCGTCGCGTTGAAGACGACTCGGACACCATGGCCGATAAGTTCCGCGAATGGCTTGCTTTGAAACCTAGCGAACGAAGTATAAAGGACGTTACGTCAGTGCGGCTAGACGAAATGTTCTCTAGCGGGCCTTTCAACTCGTTCCAAAATAACCTGAACACTAGAAAGCAGGCCGGGTCCGTCTTGCGAAAGGCTGGCTACAATCGCATTCACACTCGGCAGGGTAAGCTTTGGGTTGCCAGTTCGGTCAAAAAGACTTGAAACCTGGCGGCACGCTGTACATGTACAGCGTGCCGAAAATTCCTTTCCATTCAACGGCAGCCGCAGTCAGGCGCGCGTTTGTGGCGCGGAGTTGGGCGTAACCCTCACATGGCGCGGCGCCGTCTGGCGTCATACAATCAGGTAGGAAATCAGTCAAAGGCAAGCTTTCCTTACGCGGCGGTTCTTGCGGGCAGTTGGGTGCGTGCGGCGCCATTTCTCAGCGGCGTAGCCAGCCTGACAGGGTCTGCAGCGGATGCGTGGCTTACGGTGAGGGCCGTCTTGATACCAGAGATAGACGTTCTCAGGCGTGCGCGGGTGGCCTTTGGCGCATGTTGAATGGACCCTAGGCCCCATGGGGTGTTTTTTCATTTCTTCCCTTTCACCCATGATTCGGGAAGCATCGTTAGCGGCCAAAAGAACGCGGACACGATAAGGGCCATGATCAAAATGTTCTTGTCGAATCTCGCAAGTTGGTGTTGCGGGGCTTCCCTTAGCGCGCGGTGCATGCTGAAGAAGCCGTAACACCAGTAAAGGATTGGCAAGAATAGAAGAAAGGTTTTCATGGCTTCCCAAGTTTCATATTTGAAATTGCGCGGTCTTTCCTGGAGTACTCTCGGTGGATCGAATGGAACCAAGCCGAAAGAGTAAGGCTACGAGTTCGGAAAACTCGCGTCCATTGATGGCCGCATTCGCAGCAAAAAGTAACGTCAAGGCTACCGGGTGAATGCTGCTTTGCCGTCACGATTTCCTTAGCTAGGTGACCGAACACGCGATGCCAAGCTTTTTCCCAGAACGTCATTGTAACTCCCTAAGCCTTTGTTCGCCGACCTTTTCGGCTAGAGCTAAGTCTTGCTTCTTACGAACGTAGCTTGCCTCACGGGTCCCGCTCCAGACCACGCGCAAGTCTTTGTAGGGCACCCAGCGGCGTTGCGGCAGGCCCCGGACTTCGTATTCAATCAACACCATTACGCGCTTGGCGATGACCTTGGCGGGCACGATTTGGTGTTCAAGATGCCAATCGACGGTGTCACCGGGAAGGAGGTTACTTAAGTGCGCCATGCTCAATTTCCGGTCTCTTGGTTCCAGTGACCTTCGAGTTCTTCAGCCTCTTCAGCCTCTTCAGCCTCTTCAACTGGGTTTTCAAGTTCCGGGTACTCGGAAACGAGGCTACTTTTTCTCCAAATCAAATCTAGGACTTTAGCAAAGGCAACCTTTAGGTCGCTGTTGAGCATCCGGTATTCCATCTCTTGAGGCTTCAATTGCGCAGTTCCTTTTGAAAGGGTTTGAGGCTTACCCCATACCCTTGAATCAAGCGGCTTGCAACGATTGCTCTTCGGATTTTACGACGCCCGTTGGCTTGACGAAGAGGGTGCTTTTGCATTCGCAGTTGAAATAGAAACCGGCAAAGAGTTCGTCGAAACTGATTTTGTAATCAACACCAGTCTCGGTGTGCGTTTTGCCACAAGAACAGGTTTTGGTTTCCTTCAGTTTGTAAGAAGTCATAAAGCTTGCCTCTTGATTAAAGCTTACTAGAAATCAGGGTCTTAAGTAATGTGTCGCCTTTGACCTGGGTCTCGAATTACTCGGCCCGCTTTTCAACTAGCTTGTGGCCTAGCGAGAACATGCATTTGTAGAAGAACTTCTCTTGCCCGTCGCCGAAGCGGCCAGCGGGCACCAGGTAGCTTGCGCGAAGGCATTTGGTCATATCGGCCTGGGCCGTGGCCACGTCCTTCTCGGGGGCCGGTTCCCAGGCGTAGTCTTTTACGGATGCCGTGGCGCAAGCGAAACCAGACACAACGACAACAGCGATGACGGCCAGTTTCCTAACTTTTCGAGCGAACTCAAGTGCCCATTCCCCGACAAGCCAAGGTTCCCCTTTGGTGAAAGGCGAAACCATTTCATAGGCCGGGCGACCGTTAGAAGTAACCAAGAGGTTTACGATTTTAAGCCGCGCGCCTTGGGCTTCCAGGACATCGCCGACTTTGAATCGGTGCTTCAGCTTTGCAGGGATCGGCTTCCACTTGCCACGCGCGCCGCATTTGCAAGGCCGCTTAGGCGGGACGGAACTTTTGATCTCTTGGCCGCATTCTTTGCACTCGTATGTCTTCATAGATAAAGCTTACTTCATTACCTTTGAGAAGTCAATATTTAGAAATTCTTGTTTTCTTTTTATGGGTCACACATGGGTCACAAAAAGCGTGACCCATGTGACCCATAAAGGCTTGCCTTAGCGTTTATGGGTCACATGGTGTTTTTCTCAATGATTTCCTAATACTTATAAGTTTCTGTGACTCTATGACCCTTAAAGTCTATATAGTTTTATGAACATTAATAAGTATAGAAGTATTACTAGCTATAGTAATAGGTAATATAGTAAGAATGGTATAGAAGTTAATGGGACTGAAATATGTTGAAATCGTGTTTATGGGTCACAGAAGTGTTAAAAGTTTTTGTTAAAAAGGAAAAATGTTATGGGCGTAGGAAGACAATCGAATGCGTACAAAATGGCCAGGGTGCGCGTCCAAGAATCTCTTGCATTGGTGTTGACTAAGACGCCCATTCCTTCAGCGCTTGAATTAAGACGGCGCCGGATGGAAAGGAATTTAAGCCAAGCACAATGCGCTAAAATTATGAAGGTCTGTCTTTCAACTTGGTGTAAATGGGAATCGGGAAAGGTTTTCATTTCAGAACCTTTGTGGGAGTTGTTTCTCATCAAGATGGATATTTTGAAAAAATTCTGGGAAGGCCAAAAAGGGACACTTGATCATGCCAAAGCGAAAAGCAGGGAGACCGAAGGGGACGACTGGTAAGAAAATCAGTGGGAAGGGCTGTCGCGCTAAAGGGCACTCTTTCGAAAGATGGGTTGCCGAAAGCTTGCGGAAGGTGTTCCCCGAGGCTAAGCGCCATTTGGAATACCACGCGCGCGATGCGGACGGACGGGACATTGAGAACACAGGGGCTTACCTGTTCCAATGCAAACGCAACCGTAAGTACGCCTCTCTCAGTGCGATTAAGGAAATCCAAATTTGCCCCATCGAAGGGGGCATTCCGGTTTTGGTGACTAAGGGAGACAATGAACAGCCCTTGGCTTGCCTTCCCTATTCAGAATTCTTGCGCTTGCTTGCGCTTGAGAAAAAGCTTACAAGGGCGTCATGAGCACTCAAAAGAAAGATTCGGATTGGGTTGATGAAGAGCCGACGAAGGATTCAAAGCCTAAGTCTAAGGCCAAGATTCGTTTGAAGCCGACCAAGAAGGGTGTGGTCCACAAGGTCACTGTCAAGCGAGTGAAGTCCAAGGCTTTGAAGGCCAAGACAGTCGACGAAAACAAAAAGATTACTGTCAACTTCAAAGTGTTGCCTAAGGAGTATCGTTCTATTCGCTTCAAGGCGAAGACGCTTACGAATGGGAACGTCACCCAAATGGTTCGCCTGGCCGTTGCGGCCTGGAAGCCCGCAAAGCCCCTGGAAGGCATCCGTAGGACGACACGAGCCGTTTAAAAGGCTTCTCTCGGTACTGGCCTATGGAAGGTCAGCTAAGTACGGCGTGTAATTCGAACGAGCCGGGAACAGGTTTCTCACAAAAGCGAATGGGTGGGCCTAGGGACGTGAGAACACTCTAGGCGCGGATGCACGCGGTTCAATCTCCGCGACCTGTTCGCTTTTTTCTTGCCTATTTCTAAATTTTCCTTTCCTTGATACCCTCAGTAAAACGCATTTTTAATGCGCTTGAAAAACGGGGCAAAGGGGAAATTTTTGTTTGGCCAAATCTAAAGGCGGGAAGGTCCCCGCTAATCTTGTAAACCATACATTCAAAAAAGGCTGGAAGGGCGGACCTGGTCGCCCCCCTGGCACTCTAGTCCCCTCTCTTAGAAGACTTTCACAAGATGAGTTTAGCGAAATTGCCGACATGGTCATTCGAGGGAACGTTGCGGACCTAGAAGTAATTGCGCGCGACAAACAAAGAAGCGGCGTCATCGTACTCACAGCTAATGCGCTAATGGGCGCGTATAAGCGCAAAGAGTTCAGCACGGTCAATCAAGTCTTGGATCGGATTTTTGGGAAGTCAGCAATTGTCATCCGAGACGAACGGGTTAAAGAACCGACGGCCTACGACAACAAAGCGAAGCCCCGCACCTTTGAAGAATTCTGTGAGACAGCGAAGTACCCCGCACCATTTCCTAAACAAAAAGAGATGAGAGAGTTCGGCATGCGCCCGGGCGCGCCGCGTTTGCTTCTTGGCTCTCGTGGCTACGGGAAAACCGATTACGTCACCATGCTTGGTGTTGCGTATGAAATCTATTTAGACTTCCACAATCCGAAACCTGTAGCGGACAACCCAAAGCTTATCGCCCCCCCAAGACACCACGCTAATCATGACGAAAGATGCGGGGCGAAATTCAGCCATGCTTGCTGAGATTCAAAAGGCGTGTGAACTGAACGGAGTTGTTTTTGAGAAGGGCAATGCGTCTTCACTTCGCGTTCAGGGGTTGCACGGTAAGGACCATTCGGTTGAAACGGTTACGGTCGGCACTACTCGCCTTCGCGGTCGGCACCCTAAGCGAATCATTATGGACGACCCCGTTACTGAAGACGACATTAGCGAGGCCACGCGCAAGAGAGTGCAGCGCAAGTACAACGAGTTGAGTAAGCTTTCTATGAACATCCTGGTCATTGGTCAGCCTGTTCATAAGGCCGACCTTTACCAGACCCTTCGCGGCCTTCTGAACAAACTAGAAGTACCTCACGGTTCCATTCCAGAACTCGATGCTGACCTAGAGGCGATGAAGCTTGCAGGCATTTCCCCTGAATCGATTTCCGCAAGCTACCATCTCAAAGTTCTCAGTGAGACCGGGTTTCCTCTTGAGAACATCAAGCTTATTGATTCTTATCCAATGGGCGATTCGTTCGCGTTCATCGATCCAAGCTTCGAAGGCGGCGACTATACGGCGCTTACGATTATTCGCGGGCACTTCGATGGGGTTGCGGTGCAAGGTCACGTTTGGAAGCGCGCGTGGAATCATTGCCTAGAGAGTCACGCGGGAGTGCCTGGGATTATCGAAAGGCTTACTTCGATGAACGTAAAGCGATTGGGCTTCGAAACCAATTCGCTAGGCGACATGCCGCTGAATGCTTTGCGCGCTGCGTTGAATGGAATCGGCGTCGTCGGTAAGAAATCGACATCGGCCAAGCATTCCCGCATTATGAACGCTGGGATGTACGCTCCAGCAATTCACTTGTCCAAGCAATCGGACCGTGTCTATATTGAACAAATTGTGAATTACGAATACGGGGCTAAGAACGATGACGCGCCAGACAGCCTTGCGTCGTGTCTCGAAATGATTGGGTTGATTCGGGGTTCAAAACTGTGAACATAAGTCCTGAAGAAATGGCGCTGCACTACTGGCAACGGATGCGCCGGGCGTCTCTGAAAGAAATTGAAGCGCGCATGGCCCAACTCAAAGGCGGTTCCCCTCAAACGCTTCGCTATTGGTTACAAGTTCACACAATTCTAGAAAAGAAAGCTGCGTTGACGGAGCGAAAGCCCGTCATCAAGCCATTGCCCGCTCCGGTTGCGGGGTAAAGGAAACACCATGGGTGCATTCGATTGGCTTTTTGGTTCTAATGCGGAATTGGGGAACTCGGAACTCCCTCAAATCTTTCCGTTCCAAGTCAGGCAAGCCTTCTTCGTTGAAGCCGACATCCTTCAGACCTACCAAAAGATTCTGACGGACGTTGCCGAGAGAACGCATGGGCTGAACGAAAAACAAGAGAAGGTTCTTTGGGATTCCGCTGTTGCCAACAATGCGCCCAAGGGCTTGATCACGCTCCTTGCGACGGCGATGGTTAAGCAACAAGAACTTTTCCTGGTGTTGAAGTCTGGAGTGCTTCGCCCTGCCGACGAAAAAGAAAAAGCCCAGATTCAAGCCGACTATAAGAAATCGGGCGAGTCGAAAGTCGGCGTCTACATCTCTTTCAAGGATTACGAGCGCACCGAGTTGCTGAAAATCTATTCGAACTTCGAATACTGCATCCTTGGAAGCCTGAACAAGAATCTCAACATCGCCAAGGCCATTCAGCTTAAAATCTCTTTTTGTTTAGGAAAGGGTGCAGGGTACTTCGCTGTCTCGCAGAATTCTTCAAACGAGCGAGGCTTCGCTTTGTTGTCGTAGGCCGTCGGTTCCTTCGGGCGTTCGTCGCGCACCACGATTGCTTCGCGTCCGACAATGCGATTTAGGATTTGATTGACGGTGCCAAATTCTTT